AAACGTTTCGACTTATTACACACAAACTAACTAGGAGACAAAATGCCAACGACAATCATCACTGGTCGCGATTTAGTCGTGACCATTGCAACAGTTAACTACGACGGACAAGCGACCAGCGCGGTACTTGCAAACAGTCCAACCGTAGAAACATACCAAACACTAGACGGCAAGGCTTACAAGCACATTGACGATCAGTGGACATTTGACATTACAATGCTTGCAGACTGGGGCGCAACAGGCTCACTTTGTGAAGCATTATGGACAGCTTGTGAGACAGCACCAAACACAACTTTGGCTGTATCACTTACAGCTGCAACAGGTGCGGTTTATGCGTTCAACGTAATGCCAGTATTCCCAAGCGTCGGCGGTGCAGCACCAGATGCACAGACCGTTGATCTATCATTTATTGTTGTCGGTACACCAACCGAGACATTTAGTTAAAAACTACTAATCGGGAGACAAAATGAAGCTACCAATCACAATTGAATACAACGACGGCACGCAGATCACTTACACAGCTGCACCGCCTGAGTGGGTCAAATGGGAAAAGCAGACAGGTCATACAATTGCACAGGCACAGGAAAAGATCGGTATCTCCGATCTTGTATTTCTTGCCTATCACGCCATGAAGCGTGAGCAAGCTGGTAAACCTGTTAAGCCAATCGAAGCCTGGACAGAAACTATTGCCGAGGTGATCGTAGGTGAGGCAAACCCAAAAGCCACCCAGTCGGAAGCCTTAGCAGAATAGTTTGGGAGGTAGCCTTGGCAACAGGGTTACCACCAGACGTTTTTGAAACAGCCGAGGACATTTTAACCGTGATCGAAATTTTGGAAAGGCAGGCAAATGGCTAAGGACGCAATCAGCTATGACAAGGCTGAGCTGCGCGCCATTACGCGGTCATTCAAGGCAATGGACGACGAAGCCTTAGATCAAGCTAAAGAAGCCACGTCTGCCCTTGCTACTTACGTGCAAGGCAAGATCAAAGCAGCAGCTAGCACCAAAACGCGCAACCTAATTGACAACCGTGTTGCTGACGGTTCAAAAGTCTCTAAGTCGTCAAAGATCGGTGAGATTAGTTTTGGTTATGCTTCACAAAAATTAAGCGGCGGCGCAAGTACCCAACAGGTTTGGGGCGGCGTTGAGTTTGGTTCAAACAAATACAAACAGTTTCCAGTGTGGTCAGGTCGTGAAGGTCGTGGGTCGCGCGGTTGGTTTATCTATCCGACCTTGCGAGCTGTACAACCTGAAATCATTAAACAATGGGAACAATCATTCGAAAAAATAGTTAAGAGGTACAACTAATGGCTGGCAGTCGTACCCTTAAGCTTTCAATTCTTGGCGACGTTGACAATCTCAATAAATCGCTCAAAGCAGCTAGTCAAGACGTTGACACATTTGGCGACAAAATGGGCAAGGTCGGCAAAATGGTTGGCGCCGCTTTCGCAGCTGCCGCAGCTGCCGCTGGTGCTTATGCAATCAAAATTGGCGTTGAGGGCGTCAAAGCAGCGATTGAGGACGAGAAAGCACAGACACAGCTTGCGCTTGCCTTAGAGAACGCCACAGGGGCGACAAAAGCACAAATCGCGGCAACCGAGCAGTCAATCTTGCAAATGTCATTGGCAACTGGTGTGGCAGACGACGAGCTGCGACCAGCATTAGGTCGTTTGGTTAGATCAACAGGCGACACAGAAAAGGCACAGCAATTACTTGCCCAAGCCTTAGACATAAGCGCGGCAACAGGCAAGCCTTTAGAAACTGTCGCAGCTGCATTAAGTAAAGGCTTTGACGGTAACACCGCAGCACTTGGCAAGCTCGGCGTTGGCTTATCTGCTGCCGAATTAAAAACTATGTCATTTACCCAGGTGCAGGACAAGCTGACTGAATTGTTCGGCGGCGCAGCTGCAAAAAATGCTGATACCTACGCAGGTCGCATTGCTCGTATGCAGGTTGCTTTTAGCGAAGCGAAAGAAACAATTGGTTTTGCTTTGCTGCCAATTCTTGAAAAGCTTATGGGTTTTATTAACAACAATGCTTTGCCAATCATTAACGCATTTAGCGGTGCATTTAGCCTTAACGACAACGGTCTGGGCGGCGTAATTACAACATTAGGCAACGTTATTGTTAATACTTTTACGCCAATTGTTAACGGCATGATCAAAGCGTTTGGGTATGTCAAAGATGCAATTGGTGACAATGCAGATACTTTCAGAGAATTTGGCTCACTGATTGCAACCTATGTTGCACCAGTTATCGGCACAGTTTTGGGCGGTGCTTTACAGGTGGCAGGCAAGATCGCTGGCGGCGTCATTGACGTTATCGCAGGCGTAGTTAAGGTACTTAATGGCTTGATCTCAGGTGCGGTTGCAGGTATTAACGCTTTGATTTCTGCTTACAACGCTATTCCATTTTTGCCGAACGTTAGCAAGATTTCCACACCAACGGTCAGTGTGCCAACAATTAAAACGCCAACAGTCACAACAAGCGTGCCGTCAATACCAACAATTGCAACACCAAGTGCAACAGGCACAACAGGCGGTGGCGGTGGGGGCGGTGTTGCGGCAGCAGCTAGTGTTGCAGCTAGTGCAGCAGCAGCCACAAACGTTGTTGCAGGTTCATTCAACCCTGGGTCATTCAGAATGGCTGAGGAACGTGACCGAGGCACAACAATCAACTTGACCGTGACAGGTGCATTTGATCGCGAAGGCACAGCACGCACAATTGTTGACACATTAAATAACAGCTTCTATCGCGGCACAGGCGGCGCATCTAACCTGCAAATCGCATGACGCAATGGACGCCAGTCTGGCTTGTTGAGATTGACGGCGTTGCTTACACAAACGCTGTTTTGGCTAACCTAACAATTCGATCAGGTCGCACAAACATTTATGAGCAAGCACAGGCTGGTTACGTCAATTTAGAACTATTAGACGTCAATCAAGCTATTGTGCCTGTCAAGATCAACAGCACTATTAGCGTTTCAGTTAAAGACTCAACAAACACATTTGTGCCAATTTTTGGCGGCAACGTTGTTGACATTGGCTTAGAGGTGCGTGATGTTGGCAGCACCATGTTTACGCAGACTTATAGCATCACAGCACTAGGTGCTCTATCTCGTTTGCCAAAATTTATTTACACAGATGCTTTGGCACGCGATTATGACGGTGATCAGGTTTTTCAAGTGTTATCACAAATTTTGTTTCAGACATGGGCGCAAGTGCCTGGTGCGTTAACGTGGGCAACCTATGAACCCACGGTCACATGGGCGCAAGCTGGCAATACTGGCATTGGTGAAATTGACCGTCCAGGTAATTATGACCTTGCAGCTCGCGGTGGTGCATCTGACCCAATCGACGCTTACAGCCTTATCTCGGCATTGGCAACATCTGGTCTCGGCTACATTTACGAGGACGCACAAGGACGCATTGGCTATGCCGACAGCACACACCGTACGACTTATTTAGCAGCAAACGGTTATGTTGATCTCGACGCCAACCATGCGAGGGCAGCAGGTTTGCGCATTGAAACACGCGTAGGCGACGTCCGCAACGCTATAACAATCAAATACGGGGCAAACTCAACAAGTGACGTTTCAGCTAGTGACTCGGCTTCAATTGCCACATACGGCAACCTTGCACAGATCATTACGACTACGTTGCACGACGGTGCAGACGCCACCGCTCAAGCTGCATTTTATTTGTCATTGCGCGCTAATCCTGAGCCTATTTTTAGCTCAATTACTTTCGACCTGACTAATCCTGACATCGACAACTCAGATCGCGACAACCTCATTGGCGTATTTATGGGTGAGGCAATAGCACTCAACAATCTGCCGCTCAACATGAACAGTGGCACATTTCAAGGCTTTGTAGAAGGCTGGTCGTTTCAAGCCTCATACAACCGTTTGTCAATAACCTTGCTGTTGTCACCATTGGCTTACAGCTTGCAGGCAATGAGATACAACGACGTACCAATAACGGAGACATACAACAGCGTGTCGCCGACCCTAGAATGGCAGTATGCGACAATAGTCGCTTAGACAAGGAGACAAAGTGGCAAATCCAACAACAAACTATGGTTTCGTTTTACCGACTGCAACTGATCTGGTTACAGATTTGCCAGCTGATTTTGACGTTGCATTGCAAGGCGTTGACACAAGATTGAAAGCATTACAACCAGGCACGACGCTTGGCGATCTTGCTTATTCATCAGCAACAGCCAACACAAATACACGTTTGGCAATTGGCACAACAGGTCAGGTGCTTGCTGTGAGCGGTGGAGTTCCCGCATGGACATCACCAGCTGGAAGCGGTTTTAATCTAATTTCAAATCAGGCTTTAAGTTCACAAGCAAGCATAAATTTTAATTCTTGCTTTTCTGCCACTTATCGAAATTACAAAGTGATAATGAACCTAACATCAACCGCAACTGACCCAATTCGTATGCGATTAAGAAGTGGATCAACCGATGCCACAGGCGCAAATTACAATTTGCAGTATTCGGAAGTCGATAATGCAACAGCTGGCGGTTTCAGATTAAGTGGGGAAACCTCATTCAGGTTTAGTCCAGTTAGATCCAGCGGAACAACATTTGTCGTTTTAGACATTAACAATCCATTTATCGCGGCAGCAACATCAATAACTGGTTCTGGAATTGATCCGTCAAATCCAAATTACAATGCTTACGCCGAAAATCACACTTCGGCAACAAGTTATGACGGCATGACAGTGTTTGCTGCAACTTACAACTTAACAGGAAACATTGCAGTTTATGGATACGGAGCATAAAAATGGAAACTAAATTAGTTGTAGATTGCCTTACAAATACTGTTAATGAGGTAGAGCTTTCAGAAGCTGAAATAACTCAACGATTGAAAGATCAAGAGGCGCAAGCCGATCAAGAAACTGCCGCATTAACAGAAATTGCAGCAAAACAAAGTGCAAAGGCTGACTTGTTAGCAAAATTGGGCATTACAGCTGATGAAGCGAAACTTTTATTGTCATGACTTATCCTGACGGCACAAATGCTCGTTTGATCGAAATTGCAGCAGCTGAGGTTGGAACAATTGAGGAAGGCAACAACCTTACAAAGTACGGCAAATTTACTAAGGCAGACGGTTTGCCTTGGTGCGGTTCATTTGTCAATTGGTGTGCAGATCAAGCTGGTATTAAAATGCACAGCGTCGTTGGCACAGCTGTTGGCGCGCATAAATTTAAGGAAACTAGCCGCTGGTCAAATCTGCCTAGTTTAGGTGCGTTGGCTTTTATGGACTTTCCACATGACGGCATTGACCGTATAAGTCACGTCGGCATTGTTATTGCTTTTGAGCATGGCAGTGACGTTGTTACTTGCATTGAGGGCAACACATCAGGCACAGGCGACCAGCGCAATGGCGGCATGGTCATGATTAAGCAACGATCATTGAAGCGTGACATTGTAGGTTTTGGCGTACCAAAATTTGTACCGTACAAAGGTGACTATCCAGTCATTGCTGCAAATGTAGCTGAAACAAAAAAGGAGAAAAAATGGATAAAGCCAAAATCAAAGAAGCTGCCGCCAGCTATGCTAGATCGTTCATAGCAGCAATGCTTGCGCTATACATGGCAGGTATTACTGACCCAAAGGTTTTGCTGCATGCAGGTATCGCAGCTGTTGCACCTGTTATTTTGCGTGCAATAAATCCTAAAGACAAGAGTTTTGGCGTCACTGGGGAATGACAACAAACGAGTGGGCAGCAGTGGCAGGCGTTGTCATTTCGCTTGTCGCTGCTGTCTACAGCGCAGTGCGCGTTATGGTTGGCGCGATCATGCGTGAATTTTCTCCTAACGGTGGGTCAAGCCTCAAAGATCAGGTCAACAGAATTGAGGACAGATTAGAGTGGCTAGTGCAGAAAATGATTGACTAGCCTTTAGACTTATGCTATGGCAGCCAAACGTCAAACACGCAAGCGCGTAGTTACCGTCAAAGAGGATAACTATTCTGCGCTTGAAATCTATGCCATAGCACTTAATGAGTATTACAAAGCATTGCGTAAGGCTGGCTTTAGCGTAGAGCTTGCACTTGGCATTTTAAGTGACAAAAACGCCTACCCTGGTTGGCTTTTGCCAGAGCCAGTAGACCCGAACAAAATTGGGTCTATCGACTATGACGACGAGGACGACGACTAACGTGCGCAAAATAGTGGTTGTGTCCGACCTTCAAGTGCCTTTTGAGGACGTCAGAGCAACCAAAAATTTGGCAGCATTTATCAAACGATTTAAGCCTGATGAAGTAATTACAATAGGCGACGAAATAGATTTTAATACGATCAGCAAATGGTCGCGTGGTTTGTCGGAGGAACACGAGCCGACTATTGGCAAAGATCGTGACCGTTGCGTTGAGCTGCTATGGGAGTTGACCAGGTACGTACCAAAAGCCAGCATGGTCAGATCAAATCACACAGACCGATTGTTCAACAGCATTGCCAGCCGTTTGCCTGCATTACTTGGTGCGCCAGAGCTGCGGTATGAAAATTTCATGAAGCTAGATGAGCTAGGCATTGACTTTTATCGTAAGCCTTACGCGATCGAAGGCACAAACTGGATTGCTATTCACGGCGACGAGCAAGGCACTACGCCTAACGCTGGCGCATCTGCCTTACGTGCAGCTAGATTGCACGGCAAATCGGTCGTACAAGGTCACACACACCGTTTAGGCATAAGCACATTTACAGAGTCCAGCGGTTATAAAATGGGCAGGACATTGTGGGGCATGGAGGTTGGCAACCTGATGCGTTTTTCAGCTGCAAAATACACAAAAGGCACAGCCAATTGGACGCAAGGCTTTGGTATCTTACGTATTGAAGGCGCAAAGGTCAGTCCGCAAATCGTGCCAATTGAGCGAGACGGTTCATTCATTGTTGACGGCAAGGTATTTGGCTAGGCGACACGCCGTTTAACACGCGCAATACTTGATTTTGTCAGACTGATGCTTCACCCTGTATTTAGGTGGTAACCGTTACCAACCTAGATCGGGAGAAAAAATGGTTGTAGATTTAACGGACGCAGAAATCTTAATGCGTCTTTTCATGTTATGTATCTGGTCAGTATTGACAATTGCCATAGGTTATTCGATTGGCTTCAAAGAAGGTCGCCGAGAAGGCGTTATACGTGGCAAAGCAATTGGTCGGCATGCAGCTAATGCGGTGCGCAAATGACTGAGTTAGCACATCTAATCAAGATAGCAATGACAACATCACGAGGTTGTTGCCACGAGCCACAAGGTCAAACATGCGTCAATTGCATGTCACAACACATTGCCGACGTAGTAATTCACGACAGGGAGAACAGCTAATGGCGTTTTTGGATAATTATGAAGGCAACAAAGAACGCACAGATCGCTGGATTGCAACCTACCCAGAAGGCAGATTGCAGGCACACATTGTCGAATTCAACGCAGACAAAGGCTACCTTTTGGTGCAAGCTAAGGCTTGGCGTAATCAAACCGAAAATGAGCCAGCAGGTATTGACTACGCTTATGGCTATCTAGCTGCGTACAACCCAAACATGAAACGTTGGTTTGTTGAGGACACAGTGACCTCAGCTTTGATGCGAGTCATGGCTTTAGTTATGGGTGGCACTGAAAAGGCAACACGCGAAACAATGGAACAAGTGGAAAAGCTAACAACAAAAGTGGCAACAGCTGACGTCAAGGCTGATTACGATTATTGGACAACAAAGCACGGAGACGTGCCGAGTTACGCCACAGCACCAGAGGCAGAACAAGCTGGTGTGGCATCATTTGGCTCGTCAATCAACGAGATCGCAGAGCAGCTTGGCGGTCAGTTAATTGAGGAGAAGCCACGTTGTGTTCATGGCACACGAGTCTGGAAAACAGGCGAGTCTGCAAAAACTGGCAAAGCTTGGGGCGGTTACTTTTGCACTGAGAAGGCAAAAGCAGATCAGTGTGAGCCAACCTGGTACCAGCTAGGCAGCACCGGACAATGGGTTGTCAGACTTGGGTGAGTACGTAGAGCTGATCAACCCACAAACAATGACATGCCGTTTGCTCAAAAACGGTGTTGTTGTAGCTATCTACAAAATGAGCCAGTGTGACAAATGCTCAATGCTGTCAAAGCATGACGACTTTGGTTATCAAAAAGGCTATGACAACCGCGACAACATCATTTGGTTTTGCGGTGGTTGCAGATGAAAATGAAGTTAACAACAAATGAACTATGCCTGTGCATGGTAGCTGCGGTCAAGATCACTAGCGACAAAGGTCAATTGCCACTTGTTTACCATGTGCAGTCATTTCATCTGTATCTAGCCGAGATCGCTGAGTCGATAGGTGCTGAGTGGGTTGTGGCAAAGTACTTTGGTTTACCGTTTGACCCATTTGTGGACAAGGGCAAACACACAGCTGACGTTGGCAAAGGCATTGAGGTCAAATGGACTAAGTACGATCAAGGGCAGCTCATTGTCTATGAATACGACAGACCAACAGACATTGCCGTGCTAGTCACTGGTGAAGCACCAAACTATGTTATTAAAGGCTGGATACCTATTGCAATGGCTCAAAAGCCACGTTATCGACACAGCAAACAACCGACTTGGTGGGTCACGCAGATCAACCTGCAACCAATAGAAAATTTAAGGAAATCACACTATGAACAAAGTGCAATTTGAGTGCCGAGTATGCAAAAAGATTACCTTGCAGCTTGTCCATAAGGTTACAGATAACCTGCCACCAGGTGTTGAGGTTATTCAATGTACAAAGTGTGAGGTTATGGGTGTTGCACAGATAGGTGGCACAGATGCCGATCTATGAATACAAGTGCAATGTCTGCCAAATAAGTATTGAGATTGAGAAGTCAATCCACGAGGAGAACCAGCCAATGTGTTGTGGTGCAAACATGAGTCGCACCTACTCAACCTTTGGCATTACATTTAAGGGTAAAGGGTGGGGTCACCAATGATAAAGTTATCCACAGACGTTATACACAGGGTGTGCGCAACGCCCAAGAGTGCGCTCAATAACCTGTTAACCTTGACAGGCGCGGTACGCTGGTTTCGCTTGAAGCGAGCCGCTGAGGCGTGTAGCTCGCAAGGGCGTAATCGGCTAATGGGCAAGGTCTATGCCTTAACGGCATTGCTTTCAATAACGACAACTATGGAAGCAACAGCAGCTAGTTATTCAATAGATCATTTGAAGCTGTATGCACACAGTAGAATTCTTGATTACAAAGAGTTTCAATGCTTTAACAAAATCATTACACAAGAAAGCCGTTGGTCATACAAAGCACGCAATGGCAGTCATTACGGATTAGGTCAAATGCGATCAACCCATTACCGTGACCTTGACCCTTACAGACAAATAGATGCAACACTTGTCTACATTACAAAACGTTATAAAGCATCATCATGCAAGGCTTGGGCGTTTCACGTGAAACATGGGTACTACTGATGAGTAGCGCATTACAAGGCAACGGCAGCACGACAAAGTGGCGCAAGATCAGACTACGTATCTTGCAGCGTGACGGTTACGTTTGCCAGATGTGTGGTGTGGAGGAGGCAAACAGCGTCGATCACATTATTCCCAGATTAGCTGGTGGCAGTGATGAGGAGTGGAATTTGCAAACATTGTGCGGAAGTTGTAATTCTAGCAAGGGTGGGAGGTTTTTTAG